GTGGTTTTGAGCTTCGACCCTGCGTGCGGTCCGGTCGACGGCGGAGAGGATCTCTGCGTTGAGTGCGGTGGCGATGGTCATTGTGTGTTCCTCCGTGCTGTGTCGGTGTCCCGTCGGACCCTGACTTCCCCGATACTACTGTCTTACGGGTCAGGTCACAAAGAGTAGATCCGGTGCAGGGCGTGTGGGCCTTACACCGGATCTATCGGTTGCTGCTGGTCGGTTGTTACAGGTCAGCCGACCTTGACGAACTCCTTACATCCGCTGAACTTGACGGCTTTGTCGGTCGGCTCGATGGTGATCACGGCGGGGCCCTGACTGACGTCGCTCGTGATGATCTCGTCGAGGGTGCCGCCGGTGCCGGAGAGGCGCTGCCACATGCACACCGGGATCACGCTCGGAGTGGGGCCGGCTGACTTGTAGGTACCGGCAGGGATCTCGACGCCGACGAGCCAGCTTCCGTCGCCGAAGCTCTCGACCATTTGGAGCTGCCCAGTGCCGGCGGCGTGGCCGGTCGAGGGTGCCGCTGCGGGGATCATGATCGGCGGTCCGTCGTGGGAGGCGTGGCCGGCAATGGCGAACACTCCGACGGTGACCAGCAGGCCGAAGAATGCCCCGACGGCGCCGAGGACGATGCCGGCGACGGCTTGACCGGATCCGACGTCCGGGCCCCGGCGTGCTTTGCGGTAGCCGAAGATCCCTAGCGCCAGTGCGGCGAGGGAGACGAGCAGGCCGAGGATCGGTACCCAACAGAAGAGCAGGCCGAGGATGCCGAGGACGAGGGCAGTCACGGCGGCTGAATTGCTGCGTGACGGCGTGGGGGTGGGTTGGTCGATTACGGTGGTCATTGCGGAGTCCTCTCCGTTGTGGGCCCGGTCAGAGTGTTCGGAGCGGGATGCTCTGACCGGGCCGGTAGTTGCTTACATGGTGTGTATCGCCGGCGGGCGGAGAGTGTTACACCGGCAGGGGGTCGGGCTCGACTCGAACTGGGAGCTCGGGATCGAAGACGCGGACGGTTGGGGCGAGGTGTTCTCCGTTGTCGGCGTCGAGGGGCACGGGCATGGCTACGCAGTGCCAGCCTCCGCCGACTTCCCAGACCCATCCTTTTAGTTGGTGCTGCTGGTAGCAGCGGATGTCCATCTTCCGGCGTTTCGCAACGGCGGAGATGAGGGCGAGGTTCTCGGCTCGTAGGCCGGTGCCGTAGCTGGCGGGGATGACTTTGCCGTCGACTTTGACCTCGGCGCCGATCTTCGGGGTCAGTTTGTTCACGATGTCGCGGGGAAAGTCGGTCGAGTCGAGGAGGTGGACGGTGAGAACTTTCCCCCCGGGGATGGTTTGGGGGTCTTCCCGGAAGGTCAGGGTTTCGCCGGAGAGCTCGATCTCCGTTTGGTGGGTGCGATCTTTGCCCAGTGTGTTGATCAGGGGGCGGAAGAGGTCGATGACGGCGTTGACGTCGACGGCTGCGACGAGGCAGGGCCGGTGAAAGGTGCCGCCGGAGTCCACCCATGTGTGAGCTTGAGCGATGATTTTGCCGTTGAGTGCGGTGGCGACGAGCAGACCAGTCTCGACGGTGTCGAGCATTGATTCGGTGCCGTCGTCTTCGTCGTCGGGGATGGCGAACTCGCCCGTCGAGGTGTGCAGCAGCACGGCGGTGAGGTGCGGGACTAGGTCTTTCGCTTTCGCTGCGCAGCAGATGGTGTCTTTGAGCAGCGCGACGAGGGTGCGGGTGGGCAGGGTTACTCGGCTCATGCGGCGATCCTTTCTGCGGGGGCGAACTGTGGGCAGTGGCGGCCGGCGACGGTGCCGTCGGGGAGCCACTCGGCGTGGCCGTTTCGGCGTAGCCAGTCGATCTGACGTTCGGTGAGCCATTCGCGGCGGATTTTCAGGGTGCCGGCGGTCTTCGCGGCGTGATGCCCGTTCGCGTACTCGTCGCACAGCGGGAGTCCGTTGCCGACGACGGACGGGCCCCCTTGCGACCGGGCGATGATGTGATCCATTTGGATCCGGGTACTTCCGCAGCCGGGGACGGCGCAGATCCCGCCGTAGGCCTCGACGCATAGCGCGTGCCACGGGGCGTCGTTGCGTCGTCGAGCTTTCCTGCTGGCCACGGGACGGGGTTGCTTAGACATGCCGCGGGCCCGTCGGGCGGTTGCCTGACGGGCCTCGTAGTCGCGGATTTTCTCGAGACTGGGGCGGGCGAAGCCGCTGCGTTTCACACGGTCTCCTCTTCTGCAGGTGCTTTCTTGCGGCTGACTTTTTTCCCTGCCGGCGCGCGGCTGGCGCAGTTGAGGAGGTCGTCGCGCAGCGAAGGGTCGAGGGTGGCGCCGGCGCGTTTGAGTGATTCGCCGGAGCCGTTCAGGGCGAGGCGGAACTCGGCTTCGTGGTCGGGGAGGAGCAAGTCGGCGACGGCGACGGGGTCGACGGTGACTTTCGTCGCTTCCTCGGACGTCCAGATTTGCTCACCGATGCGGAGTGTTTTCGCGGCGTGTGTTTCCTGGTCGAGTGCGCCTCGGAGGTCGTCGACTTGTTTTTTGAGGAGCTTCGAGACCATGGAGGCCCGGGGGTAGGTCTCGGCTAGCTGCCGCGGGGTGCGCCCGGACATGCGGACTCGCATGCTTTCGCCGACGTCAGGCAGGGCTTGCCAGGCGGGGCAGCCGAAGCGCACGGCGCACCACGTACAGCCGTCATTGAGGATCGGCGCCGGCGCGGTGTCGCGGAGCATGGTCCGGGCCATGGCGCAGGCCCACGCGTGCCAGAGGTCGCGTTCGCCTTTCGAGTACTCGTGGGCGAGGTCTCGGTAGCGGAGCAGGTCGAGGTAGCAGACGACGCGGTCGGGTGGGGTGCCGTACTTCTGTGCCCACCACTGTCGGATGAGCCAGTCATAGCCGAGGAGCTGGACGTCGCCGCGGAGGCTTTCGCGTTCGACGGGGCGGGCGGCTGATTTGTGGTCTATGACGCGGGCGACGGTTTCGTTTTCGTCGTTGGGGTCGATCGAGACGTTGTCGATGATGCCGCGGAAGTGGACGGGTCCGAAGTCGTCGTCGACGTAGAGCTCGAATGTCACGTCGAGCTCGGTTGCGATGGTGGCGTAACGGTTCAGGGGCCCACCGCGGTCGAGGTAGCCGAGGAGGATTTCGACGGCGTCGGCGTAGTCGGGCATCGTGAGCGACGGTGACCAGACGCGGCCGAGTGCGTCTTCGGGGCCGATGGCGTCGGTCTCCATGAGGTGCAGCGCGGAGTGTAGGACGGTGCCGAGCTCACTGGGGCGGGTAACGAGCTCGGGGGTCTCTCCGTGGCCGTAGGTCAGGGCGTAGGCCCGTGGGCAGCCTCGGACCTCTTCGGCGTTGGTGCCGAGTAGGTCGACGGCGCCATATCGGCGGTACTGGCTTATGGATACCTGCGGGTAGCCCTGCGAGTTGCGGGGGACGATCAGGGTTGGTGGCGCGGGGTCGTGGTATCCGCGTCGGTGTGGTGGGAGCGCGCAGGTGCCTCCGGGGCACGGTTCGCCGCATGTGGTGGTCATCAGAACGCGGGTTCCTCTCCGGGCTCGATCCGGGGTCGTGGTGGTGTGCGTACGAGGGTGGCGACCATGGCCCGGACGTGGGTCTTTCGCTCTTTCTTGCCGCGGGCGACTTCGACTTCCTGCTGTGTGAGCTCCCCGACAATGTGGACGAATGCGCCTTTCTGCCACGGGGTGACGAGCTCGGCGACGTCTTCCCACGCTTGGACTCTGACGAAGACGGTCTCGACGATGTCGGCTTCGGTGCGCCGGTCATAGCGGACGTGCTTAACGATCACTGTCAGTGTCGCGCGGACAGCGCGCTCCCCGACGTCTTCGAGCTCCGGCTCTTTGAGGAGGATCCCTGCGATCTCTACGCGGTTCATGCTTCGACCTGCCTTCCATGCTTTGCCGCTTGACCGCTCGGCGTCTTAGGGTGGTGATCAGACGGTGAGCGACACGGTCCCGACGGGGACCTAGTCGGTTGCTCTGCCGTCGGGCCCCCCTGCCGGACGGTTTGGGAAGGTGAGCTGCAGTGTCTAGCCATCCGCTGCGCTCCCCCTCCGTGCTGGCCGTTCGCCAGGGGGCCCACCTCATACCTCCTGTTTCGTCGCCATGCGGGACTCTTCGATCTCTCGGATCGAGCGGTTAATCGCGTTGCGCATGATGGCGGCGTTCTGAACGGTGAGACGCCGGATGTCGATCTCCTCTATCGGGCCACCCTCGACGGCTTTTGTGACGACGTCGGTGCCGAGACGCTCGCGGCAGTACTTCGCGACGCGGCCGTTTGAGGTCTCCTCGTCTTCGCCGCGTAGGACGCGGACCTGCTCGACTACTGAAAGTAGATCAGCGTGCACGTCGCGCGGTGCGGTTGCCTGCTGGCGTTGGTGCTGGACGCGTTGCTCTGTTTTGACGTCGGCGCGTTCGGCGTTGTGCAGGTCCGGGTCGGGCTCGTCGGTTGGGATGCACAAGAGCTGTAGCCACATCGTGCGGTAGGCCACGGAGAGGGCCTTCGTAACACCTTTATCGCCGGCGTCGGATGCCTCTCCGTAGACCTCGACTTCCTCGAAGTCGTCGACTCCGCCCGGGCCCTTGAGCCGGTAGATCACCCGGACGACGGAGAGGCACATTTGCGTGCCGCCACCCGTGACGTAGTTGGTTTGGGTGATGCTCTGGACGATCGGCTTCGGCAGGATCCCGTATTTGCGGACGAGCGGGCCGACGGCTTTCATTACGGCATCTACGCCACGGAATCGGTACTGGACCGCACCGCTTTGCTTCTTAAACTCTTCGCTCTTACGCAGGAATTGGATCTCACTCATTATTGCCATTAGGCGATCGTGGGCGGTTTTCAGTTCGCCTATGTCGTCGAGGACGGGTTCGAGGTCTGCGAGGTCGTCGGGTGCTGGCGCCACGGTGGTCATGCGGGGTTCTCCCTCGTCGTTGTGATGTCGAGTACTGCCTCGACACCGATCGACCATGCGATCACTTGAGTTATCGCTCTGTGTTCCTCGGGTGTTACACCCTCCGTGACGTGCCGGCGGGTGTCGGATTCGCGCCACGGCTGACGGACGGGGGCGAGGAAGAGGATCTCCCCTCCGTCAGGGGTGACGATGTAAACGATCAGGTAGTCGGGGAGTGCGTCTTTAGGTCGGCGCCCGTCGGGCCGGAGGATCGGGATCCCTTGGACTGACCAGCCTTGCCAGCGGATGAACCTGATCGGCGCGACGTGTTGGTTTCGTTGCGAGGTCACGGTGTAGGCGACGTCGAGCTTCGCGGCCGGCGGCAGTGAGGGCTTGTGGGCGGGCTCAGCGCCGGGGGTCACCTCGTAGTAGGCGTAGCGACGGTCGAGCTCGGCGTCTTCGGGGTGGTGCCCGCGCCGGCGGATGACGCCTTTGTCGCGGAGCTGCGCGAGGAGCGCGGTGACGTAGGACGGTGAGATCCGCAGTTCCGCGGCGATTTGGGAGGGTCGCATGTTTTCGGAGATGCAGCGGAAGACCGACCATTCGGCGTCGGTTAGGCCAGGTTGCATCGTGTGATCGCCTCCGTGCTTGTGGTGCGGGGTCGTCACCCCGTGACCTGCTGGTACTGATCTTACAGTAGGTGGGGGTCGGTCCACAGGGTCACATATTGCGACCGACGAACTCTGACCGGGCCCGTGCGTAGTAGCCGGAGAACGAGAGGACGACGTCGTCGGTTTGGCCGTTGCGGTTCTTTCCGATGATCAGGGTGATCTCTCCGGGGCGGTCCTCTTCGCGGTGTAGGAGGATGACGACGTGGGCGTCCGCTTCGATCTGGCCGGATTCGCGGAGGTCTGCGACGACGGGGCGTGACTTTGAGCGGGTCTCCGGCCCGCGGTTGAGTTGGTGCAGGAGAACGATCGGGATGTCGAGCTCTTTGGCCAGTTGGGTGAGCTCGCGGGACATGCGGGCGACTTCCTCTTGACGGTTACCGCTCTTCGTTGAGACCGCGGTGATCAGGTTTAGCTGGTCGATGACGACGAGGCCGAGTCCTTCGCGTTTGCGTTGCCGGCATGCTGCGGCGATCTCTGCGACGGTGATCCCTGACCGGGTGTGGATCCATAGCGGCCAGTTGCGGATCCGGTCGGCGCAGCGGATGACGCGGCCGCGGTCCTCTTCGCTGAGCTCGTGGCGGATGAGGTGGCGCAGGGGCACGCTGGCGGTGTCGGCGATGAGCCGGGCCATGACTTCGGACTCTGGCATTTCGAGGGAGAAGAGCAGGGTCGGCACGTTGAGTTGCGCGGCCGCGCGTGCGCAGGAGAAGCCGATGATGCTTTTGCCGACGCCGGGCCGGGCGGCAACGATGATGAGCTGCCCGCGGCCGAGGCCACCGTTAAGGATGTCGTCGACGTCTGGCCATGGTGTCTGTACGACGCCGGGGGGCGGTTCGTCGAGGCTGTCGACGTAGCCGTCGACGATGTCGAGCAGTGCTGGCGCGGCCGCGGATTCGCGGAGGGCTGCAGCGTCGACGAGCTCGCGTGCCATGAGTTGCAGCTCGTCGAGGTCGGCGCCGGATCCGCCGATTTGCCAGATGCGGTGGCCGGCTTGGACGAGGCGCCGGCGTGATGCTTTCTCGGCGACGATCGCGGCGTAGTAGGTGGCGTTTGCTGCGGTGGGGCATGCGCGGGTGAGGTTGTGTAGCCAGACGCCTCCGCCGGCGCGGGCGATGTGTTCGTCGCGGCTGGTTTCCTCGAACACGGTCAGCGCGTCGATCGGTTTCCCGGTGGCGCGCATGTCGAGCAGGGTTGACCAGAGTTGCGCGTGTATGGGCCGGTAGAAGTCGTCCGGGGTGATGATCGAGACGACGTCATCGAGGACGTTCTCTGCCATGAGGACAGCGCCGAGGAGCGCTGCCTCGGATTCGGTGCTGGCGTCGGGGTCAGCCGCGGCCGCAGTGTCGTCATACTCGGGGTAGTCGTCGGGTGGCGGTTCGAGCAGCGCCGAGGTCATCACTCTGGACGCTTTCTACGGTCTGGACTCGACAGTGCCACCCGGACGCACATTTCGGTAAGCCGTGAAGTAATCCGAGTGCCGAAGGTCGTACCGAAGGCATCGGGCTTCACATTGCTGGTCAGGATGGTGGGGCGCTCCTCGACGTAGCGGCGGTCGATGATGCGGAGCAGCTCCGACTCTGCCCACTCGGTGACCATCCGTGAGCCGATGTCGTCGAGGAGCAGGACGTGAGCGCCGGCGTAGCTCTCGAAGATGCGTTCGGTGTCGACGCCTCCTCGTGGGCCCACCTCTTTGAGGTAGTCGCTGCCGGTGACTGCGAGCCACTTGCAAACGGCGCCGGAGGTGGCAAGGGTCCGCAGCGCGGCGTAGGCCTCGTAGGTCTTGCCGGAGCCGACGGGACCGAGGATTAGCAGTGACGGACCGTTTCGGATGACGGGCACGCCGGGATGCCGGCCGTTCGCCGCGGCACTGACCAGTCCTTTCGCCCATGTTGCGATGGCGGGTTGGGTGGTGGTGGCGGCCGCGAAACGGCGGGGGATCCCGGCGGAGCTCCATTGCTCACCGGCTTTGCGGTTTTGTTCGAGCTCGTAGGGGTCGACGTGAGTGTCGGGGGTGAAGATTTCATCGAAGGGGTGCTCGGTCATGTCATCGCTCCTGTGTAGTCGGCGTTTGGGTCATCGCTGTACGGGGTGTGTTTGTTACTTGCGGCGACGAGGTCTGACGGGGTGACGAGCTCGTCGAGCCAGCAATCACCGTTGAGCCATGTCCCGGGGTGCTTGATAAAGCGGGAGCCGGCGAACACGTCGGCGTAGCGTTTCGCTTCGAGGATGAGCGTCTCGGGGTCGGTGCGGTGCTCGCGTAGAACTTTGTCCCAGGCCTTGCGTGCAGCCCGCTTCTCGACTTTGCGTGGGTAGGCGGTCCACCACTGGTCGAAGACGGCGTCTGCCTCGTCGTGGCCGGGTTTACTGCTGGTCTTGACGGGAGCGGGTGGCATCCCTGGCAGGGCTAGGCCGGGATCTGGCTGCGTGCTCCTCACCGCGGCAGCGGTGGGGGAAGGGGTTACATCTTCTGTCTTTTGATCTTCTGTGGAATTGGTCTTCTTATGTACCCGGGTTTTCCCGGTCGGGGTTTGCCCGGTCGGGGTTTCCCGGAGTAGGTGAGGGTCGACGTGGTCGGTGATGACGTAGTCGGCGCCACCTACGCGGCCGCGTTCGTCGCGTTCCCGGTCGCGGCGGAGGTAGCCGAGGGTCTGTAGCTCTTTCAGGCCGGCGTAGACCTGATCTTCGCCGCAGCCGTTTGCGTGAGCGATCGAGGCTGCGGTCGAGCGGAAGCCTTCGGCGTGGCTGAGTAGGTAGAGGCCGATCCCGCGTGCCTTGAAAGTCAGGCGGGAGTCCCGGGCGAATCCGTTGGAAACGATCGTGAAGTGATCGGCTGGCCGGACGCCGCGACGGATGCTCACAGGGTCACCGCGCTAAGGCGGTAGGTGGCGCCGGGAATCCCTGCTGGGGGGCAGATACCCGGCGCCGCGGGGACAGTACCCCGAATAGCACAAACCCCCGGTGACCGACGCGGGTCTTCCGGGGGCAGCACTGGCTTGGCGAGCCGCTTCCCTGCGAAGGAAGTAGCTAGGACTGTATCAGGGGTCGCCGACATGATCGCTCCGCTTCGCAGGGTGTCCGTGAGTGCCGGTTAGACGGCGTCTCGCGGGTGGTGGTTGTCGCGTCGCCGGGTGCCACGCCGGTGACGGACAGAACTTTACTCTCCGTACATCGCTGCCCGGTGCCGGAACGTTACGCGCCGTTGACCTGCGCGACGTTCAGTGAGTGGCGGTGTCGGCCGTGGCGGGTCTTGCCCCATGGTTTCGCCACTGAGATCGCGATGATCGCGACGAGGGAGAGGGTGGCGCAGCTACGCGCGGTGAGCACTGAGAGCGGGTCGAGGAGGCCGGCGAGGCTGGCCAGTCCGGGCGCGATGACGACGAGGGAAATCTGCGCTTTGACGGTGACCCATCGGTATCGGCGGAGTCCCCACGGGGTGCCGTAGGCGAGGAGGAGCCCGGTGGCCAGCGATGTCGCTGCGGTGGGGGTGACTATCCATCGCGCGATGAACGGCGCGGCGGCCGAGGTTGGGTCGGTGAGGGTGATGGTGACGACGACGGCGCAGAGCGTGGCCCACCCGGCTCCGGTGAGGATGTGCAGGGTGAGGAGTGCTGTGCGTAGTGGTCGTGGGAATCGCGCCATTCCCGGTGCCGCCGTTTCGAGCTGTGCCGCCGTGCTGACTCGGTGTCAGCGCGTGCGTGACGATCCCAGCTCTCGGAGGGTAACCACTGCGGGGTGTGCTTAGCGGGGCTCTGAGGCCGTGTTTTTGCCTTCGAGCTCGGCTAGGCGGGTCTGCAGGGCTTCGATGAGGGCGAGCGGGTCGGGTACGGCGGCCGCTTCGATCGCGGTAGTGCGGTGCGGGCAGCTCTTCTCGTGGCAGGCGACGTCGGCGAACGCGGTCAGGAGCTCTTGACCGTCTTCGGTGACGAGGTCGTCGCCTTGCCAGACGAGCGCGCCGCATGGGCCGTAGCAGGTGATCGCGTAGATGCTCATTAGTCGCGCCTCCGGGTCAGGGTCGCAGCCAGGTTAGTGAGACGTGCCCGGTGCCGCCGAAGCCTACGTCGGTGCTAACGCTCGATCCGTTGTTCTGCCACGTCCCGATGTAGATCTTGTCGTTGACGGCGACACGGAACACGGCCACGCAGTTGAGGGTCACGGGCGCGGTGGCGACGTTGACTTTCGTGTCGCCTCCCTGCCTGCCGGCGACGGCGAAGGTGCCTGTGCCTTTCTCGATCCATAGGTGGCGTTCGCCGGCGGTTGCTGCGACGTAGCGGAGGCCGGCGGTGACGAGGATGAGGCCGGCGCGGTTCGCGTTGAAATCGGTATTGCCGGTACCGGATGCGGTGAAGTCGTTGGATGTGTAGATCGAGGTCTGAAATGGCGTCTTCGTGTCCGTCGAGGTGGTGACAGACATCAGGGTTGTGTGGTGATACCGGGCCTCGTGTTGTGTTGCGGCCGTGCCGGAGCTGATGGCGAGGAAGGCTTCCCAAACGCTGCCGGTGTAGCGGTAGAGCATCATGTCCGTGGTGTTGAGGATGATCTTTCCGGTGTAGAGGCTCGTCGCGTTCGCGGTGGCGGTGACCACTTCGAGGGGTTGGGCCCATTTCGCGCCGGGTGTGGCGGTGCTCTCCGAGGTCAGGACGAGCCCGTTGCTGCCGACGGCTAGCCGCGCCGGCGTGCTTGCGGCGGTGGCGACGTAGAGGTCGCCTTTCGTGGTCAGTGTCGACTTATCGGTCTTTCCGTCGAGCGCGGTCTGCTGAGCGGTGCTGACCGGTTTCGCGGTATCAGCGGTGTTGTCGACGCTGCCGAGTCCGACGTCGGCTTTGACGAGCGCGAGGGACGTCTTGTGCTGCGCCACGGTCCGGGAGGCCCACGCGCCGGCGACGCTCTGTATGACGTTGTCGGTCGTGGCAGTGAGGCCGGCGATGGTGGTCAGGTCCGCGTCGAGGGGTTGCTTGCCGTCGAGCGCAGTCTGCTGCAGGGTGCTGACGGGTTTCGCCGTGTCGGCGGTGTTGTCGACGGATCCGAGACCGACGTCGGCTTTGACGAGGGCGAGGCTGGTCTTGACCTGTGTCGGGGTGCGGTTCGCCCACGCGCCGGCGATCCGTTGGATGAGGTCGTTATCCGCGGGTGCGATCGCGGCGATCGTGGTCAGGTCAGAGTCGAGCGGTTGTTTCCCGTCGAGCGCGGTCTGCTGCAGGGTCGAAACGGGCTTCGCGGTGTCCGCGGTGTTATCGACGCTGCCGAGTCCGACGTCGGCTTTGGTGAGGACTAGGTCGGTTTTGAGCTGCGCAGGGGTACGGGATGTCCAGGCGCCGGCTTTGCGTTGGATCGTCGAGTCGTCGGCAGGAGCGAGCGCAGCGATCGCGGAGAGGTCGGTGTCGAGGGGTTGATAGCGGGCGTCTCCTCTCGCGTTGTTGTGGTACTGCGGGTGATCATCGTCGCCGAGGCCGGTCAGGAATCCGTGGTCGGTGACGCCGGCGACGGGGTTTTGCCAACTAATCCCGGAGGCTGCGGAGGCGTCACGGGTGGGGAGCTGCCCGTCGACGGTACCCGCGGGGATGATGACGGACGTCCCAGCAGCCGAGGAGCCGATGAGTTGGCCCTTCGCGGTGAACGCGGAGCTCGTGAGGTCGCCGGCGGGCCCGGTTGGTCCGGTGGGCCCTGCCGCGCCGGTGTTGCCGGTAGGTCCGGTGGCGCCGGTAGGCCCGGTGTTGCCGGTAGGCCCGGGGATGCCTTGGATCCCTTGCGCGCCAGTCGCTCCGGTGGCGCCAGTCGCGCCAGTCGCGCCGGTGGGTCCGGTGACACCTTGCGGGCCGGCGACGGGGACTACCTCGACGATGCTCGACGGTGCGGCACCCATGATGATTTCGGGGACGCCCGGTGGGTCGACGACGACTTCGGCACCGTCGCCGAGGCTAAGCGACATGCACCGACCCCCGGTGCCATATGGTCGGCTCCCCTCCTGACGGGGTGTGCCGGAGAACTACCGATCGGTTGTCGGCGGCGATGAGCGCGGCGACTTGAGCGACGGTCTTATCCCAGGAGGCGCGGGCCCCGTCGAGGGTGGCAGCCCATGTGATCGCAGCACCGGATCCGGTGAAGTAAAGCTCGATCGCGTCGCCCGGTACCCAGTTTTCGCCGGTGCGGTCGATGATCGCTGCGGCCCATTTGCCGCCGGCGGTGACGGTGACGGTGATGTCGGGAGGATCCCAGCCGAGGCGGATACTCACGGGATCCTCCCTTCCGGTTATTTCTTGCCGCGGTTGCGCTTGAGGCGCTTATCAGCCTTCGTGCCCTTGCTCGGTTTCCCTTTCGCCATCACAGACCGCCGGCGGTCAGCGGTGCGGTGGGTGTGGCCGGGATGAGGGGGACGAGCTCACTGTCGACGACGAGCGCCGGCGATGAGACGGGGGTGACGTCCTTTTGTGCATGCTTCGCGGTGCCGAACGCTCCGAAGATGCCGGAGCCGGCGGAGACAACGGCCAGCAGCGCGGAGAAGAGCACATTGACGGACGCGGATCCGGTGTTCACGGCGTCGGCTTGTGCGGAGCTGAGCACGCCGTTGGAGACGGCGAAGGTGAGGACCGCGCCGATCCCGCCGGCGACGAGGGCCCAGATGCGGGCTGCGTCGAGGAGCGGCTTAGGGCGGTCAGCGGTGAGGGGCACGGTTACCTCCGGTAGTTGACGGTTGCGGCGGATTCTGTCAGTGCTCGACTTCCGGTGTGACAGATCCATAGGCCCGCGTGGCGAGGCGCACGACGAGGAGGTCATCGCCGGCGGGGAGCTCCCACTTCTGCGTATCGAACGCGGAGACGTAGCGGCCGCCGGTCTTCGCTTTCGAGTCGTACCGGTCGACGTAATGCTTGCCCGATGGTGCAGACCACGCCTCCTCGACGAACGCGCCGCGGTAGCCGAAGCCGGCGCGCATGATGATGCGGCCGCGCCATCCTCCGACGAGCCCGGGTGTGGCGATGGTGTGTTCGACGGCTGGCCATCCGCCGATCGGGACGTCTTCGGGCTTCGCGCCTTCGGGGATCGGGGTCGGGGGGATCGGGTAAGCCATGTCTGCCTCCGGTGTGGTGCGGGCGATCAGGGGGACGGGTGCGCCGAGGAGCGAGGCGAAGCTGTCTCGGGTGCCGAGGTAGGCGTTGACGTCAATGGCGCGGCCGGCGACGAGCGCGGATTGCGCGAATTGCAGGACGCCGACGGGGTTGCCTCCGTAGCTGACCCATCGTGAGGGGGTCACCGCGGCGTAGAGGTCTGTGGCGATCGCCTTGCGGTTCGAGGGGTAGGAGCTCGATACGAGGACGGGCAGGCCGGCTAGCGGGGGGGAGCCGATGCGCTGCCAGTACCACTTCGGGAGGTACAGCAGGGGGATTCGGGCGCCGTAGGCGGTGGCGGTGACGTAGAACTCGCGAATTGCTTGGATCGTGAGCGTCGGGGTTTTGTCGTCGGCGGCGAGGGCTTCGGCGTCGATCATGCCGGGGACGTCGCAGAGGTTGAGGCCGGCGGCGAAGATGCGGGCTTGCTCGCGGATGTTGCCGGGCCGGAGGTAGTGGTAGCCGGCGCAGACCATGCCGGCGGCTTTGCCGCGGCGGATCCAATCGCGGGAGCCCATGGCGATGTAGCCGTCGCCGAGGCCTTCGGAGAGTTTCGCGATGAGGAAGTCGAAGCCTTCGCGGTGGATCTGTTCGATTGAGATCCCGGCTTGGAATCCGGGGTGTATGTCGACGCCGAAGATGGTCACCGGTCACCTCGCAGGATGCGGAGGGCCTGACTGTCTCGTCGCCACCAGATGACGGACCTGATGGCGACGAGGGTCAGTGCTGCCCAGATGAGCCAGCGGATCAGACGTTCCCGCCAGTGTCGTCGGCCGGGACGTCGCCACCAGCGTCGGCGGGCGGGGTGGGCAGCGGGTCTGCCGGGGTGCCGGATCCGATGGCTTGCAGGTCAGCGATCAGGGGTGACAATGCGTCACTGACCTCGGTCACCGCGGCGTCATCGCCGGCTGCGAGACGGGCCTGCAGGTCGGCGAGCTGGCCGCTAATGCGGTTGGTCTGAGCGTTGACTTCTCCACGGAACTCGGTCAGGAAATCTTGCAAGCGGGTCATGCGGGCCTCCCAGGCTCGAACACGGCGGGTGATGCGGTTGAGGCGCTGATCGTGCGCCGCGAGTTGTGCACTGTGATCTTCGATGGTGGCGTTGAGAGCTTGGATCAGGCGATTCTGCAGCCAGTCGGTCAGGCTGATGGCGATCCGGCGTACGGGGTTGCCTGCCACGGTTGCTCCCTTGCCTTCGAGGTCGCTTCGCATGCTGGCACCCGGGAGGGACGAGCTTGTGATCTTCGCGCGGGTGTTCGGCTTCGGGTCTTACACCGTGCCGGGCATGAGCCCGGAGAGCTTCGCGATTTCGGTGCGGAGCTGCAGGATCTCGCCGCGTGCGGAGGCGAGCTCAGTGCGGAGGAACGCAATTTGTTCGAGGGAGGGCTGTAGGAGGCTCATCGCGGTTTCGGAGAGCACTCGCGCGGCGTCGGCGCCGGTGTGTGTCACCTCGGCTTGGATCTTGCGCTTCTCGACGCCGACTTTGAGTAGTGCGGCGACGGCGGCGATGAGACCAGCGGAGCCGACTACCCATCCGGCGATCTGGCCGGCGGTGATCACAGTGCACCCGGGATCTGTCGGAGGGCGACGAGACGTGCCCGGATCCGGTTTAGGTCTCGGCGGATCTGCCAGGTGCGGGTGAGCATTACCGCGGATGCGATGAGGAGCAGCGGGGTGACAAAGAGCAGGTGTAGGGCGTTGACGGCGGTTGCGTAGGAGAGGAAGGCGAGGCCAACCCATCCGAGGAGGCCAGCGAGCAGGTACAGCGCGGCGCGTTCGAGGAGCAGGCCGGTGACGGTGCCGTTAATGATCCCGATGATCGCGAGGATCGAGCTCGCGATGAGCCCGGCGAACCATAGTTCTTTGCCTACGGTGGTGAAGAGCACGGCGACCGTCTCACCGTCGCCGACTATCCACGCGAAGATGGCCCACGCTGCAGTGAGTACGAGCAGGTAGAACTCGAACCAATTGCGCCCGGAGCCCGTCATAGCGGGGAGCTTACGCGCCGTATTCATCATGGGTGTTCTCGGCGATCCGGGCCTGTCGTTGCGCGTCGAGCTCGGCGTTGGCCTGGTCGAGCAGGGCCCGGGCGACGGCGAGTTGCTCGAAGGCGCTCGCGATGATGCGGGTGAGGTGCCCGACGATGGTGCTTGCGTCGACTCCGATGCCTTCGGGCTGCGGTGGGGCGGTCACTGTGGTCTCCCGGGTTTGGTGAGTTGAGCTCGGATCGCGTCGAGCGCGTCGCCTTGTTCTTTGATCTTGACGTGCATCCGGCGGAGTATCTCCCACTGCAGGCCCATCATGGAGCCGTGGTCGATGTGCGGCGCGGTGGGTTCGGCCGGGGTGTAGACGCGGACGCCTTCGGGGAGGTCTTCGGCCATGGGTCCGTAGTGCCGTTGGATCGGGAGCCCGGTCTCTTCGACCTGCACGTCGATGACGTCGGTGACGGTTTTCCCGTCTTTGTCGAGGCGCTGGCGGTGCAGTGGTTTCGGCTTCGGTCGGGCGTCGTGGTCTCGGCGGTACTCCCAGCGTTTCGCCGGCGCTCCGTCGAGCAGGGCGAGGACGTCTTCGGCTATGTCGGTGATGTTGGTTTTCGTCTCGATCCCGGATGACTGCGTGACTGTCGAGGCGGTGAAACCGATGTGGGTGCTCGTGTTGCCGGCTGAGACGGCGTAAAGCCAGTTTGACTGCCAGCACAGCGCGGAGCCTTTCGCGGGGCACGCGAGGATGAAGGCGTCGTTCGCGTCCTTAAACATTTGGCCGAGGCCGATCGACTGCGTCCCGCTGTCTGTGGTGAAGGCGAACTCGTGGACGGGTTGGTCTCGGAGTCCGTGGGCGACGAAGAGCAGCCGTGATCCGTTCATGCCGGCGGAGTACTGCCGGGCGTATACCGCGGATTCGGTAGAGGAGAGCAGGTCAGCGGTCGAATCGAACCACCCAAACGCTGCCTCGTAGTACCACATTCGGAGTACCGCTTCGCCACCTAGGCCGGTGTAGCGGTCGCCCTTGATGTAGGTCAGGGAGTAGCCGGGCACTCCTCCTGGTATGTCGGAGGTGAATATCGACACGTACTTGCCGAGAGTGCCGTTCGCGGGATAGAGCCGCATTTCGGCGGGAGCGGTGCCTCCGGGGTTGATTACCATCCGGGCGCCGGAGGCTGCGGTTTTGATCTCGCCGAGGATCGAGACGGCGCCGGCGTTGGTGACTTGGAAGGTTTTTGTGCCGGCTGCGTTCCATGCGTAGAGCTCGGCGGAGCTCATTCCGAAGCGGGCCCCGGTGGCTGCGGTGCGGATGTCGCCGGAGAGGGTGACGATCGCGGTCAGCGTGCCGGTTACCAGCTTGCCGACGTCGAGGTCGATGATCTGCGCGGAGCCGATCGACACGGCGGCGATGTCGGGGTTGAGGATCTGGCGGGGCATGGCCGAGGCTTTGACTGACGCGCCGGAGCGGTTCCCGGAGGTGTCGACGGAGACGAACCGAACAAACTGTGTGACGCCGTACGCGCCTTTTGTGTAGCCGACGGCTGAGGCGCCGGTGATCGTGTCGTACAGGGTTGCGGTAGTGGGTGGGAAGTTGTCGACGGTGGAGACGTGGACCTCGACGCACTTAAAGTCGGCGGGCATCGTTTCGCCGAGGGAGCCTAGGCCGTTCCACTCGATCCGAATGCTGCCGATAAACGCGGTCAGGAGCGGTGTGCTCGGGATGGGTGGCGCGCTGGTGTCGTTGGCCGTGGTGTGTAGGACCGTGGTCGACCAGCCGGAGAAGTTGCCGGCGACGTCGGTGGCACCGATGCGGATCTCGATCTGCACACCGGGCCGGACGGCGGAGAACGAGGCGTGTAGCTCACCGGTGGTGGCTGCCATTGTCCACGCGAGGAACGGGTTGGTCGGTGCCATGCCGGCGGCGGTGTAGCGCCAGAAAACGGTGTAGGTGCCTAGGTCGGTGAGGGCGGTGCCGTCCTGGTTTAGGAGGATCGCGTCCCATGTGACGGTGACCGCGGCGAGGGTGACGTTTTCGTCGGTGGTGTAGGCGATCGAGGTCACTGATAGGCCGGTGGGAGGGCTCGGGGGGATCCCGTCGATCAAGCTGTCGGGTATTTGACGGGCATTTGACGTACCGGTGATGGTGGTGCCGCCGGCGATGCCTTCGAGGCGGTGCGCGAGGCGGTCTTCGCGGTCGGCGATGAGGTCGTTTAGGGCGACGGTGGCGGTGAGCTCTCCGTTCGCGTCGCCGGCGAGGGTCCACGCTTTGACGCGGAGGCGTTCGAGGCCGGAGCCGAGCTCGGACCACGACCAGTCGTGAATGTCGAAGTCGTCGATCGGGAAGGGCCCGTCGCCGGGCGCGATGCCGTGGGTTTTCTCCATTTGGCCGGAGACGGCGCCGGTGAGGTAGTACTGCCCGTAGGCGGTGAGGGTGTCGGGGTCTCGTATGGAGCCTTGTGAGACGGAGCCTTCGATTCGGCGGCCGCGGCGGGTGAGGGCGTCGGCGTCGTCTATCCACTGGTAGAGGCCGTCGGCTCCGACGACGAGCGCGGCGGTGACGGATCCGCGGGTCGAGTGCTTGCGGGGGGAGTCTTTGAGGGTTTGGCCTTCGCGGAAGACCAGCGGCGGGAGCGTCAGGGTGCGGTCGGTGCCGAGGGTGTCGATTTCGTAGAGGCGGAGGTCGTTTCCGATGACGCGGAACTCGCCGAGGCCGGCTTGCACGAGGGCCTGTAGCACTTTGAGGTAGTCGGTGCCGGGGGTGAGTTTCAGGGTGATGATTTGTGACCATGCGACGCCGTTGGAGTCGTGGGTTCCGGTGAACGTGGCGTAGGTCATGTCGGTCAGCGCGCCGCGGAGCTGCGCTTCGACCATGAGCGTCGCGACGATCGTGCCCATGGTGCAGGAGTAGTAGTGCCCGTCTTGCTCGATCGTTGAGTCGCCGTCGGCGGCCGCCATCCCTGATTTGGGTTTGACGAGGGCCTCGGCGAGTCGACCGGTTGCGAGGGTGCCGGTGTATGTCCAGACGGCAGCTTCGGCGATGTCGTCGCCTTGAGCTTCGGAGAGGATCGAGCGGAGCTCGTGGCGGGTGGTGCCGTCGATGGCGACTTCGATACGGACGTCGCGGTCGAGTGTGACGCCTTCGTGCAGGATCGCCCAGTTGATCCCGGTTGTCGGGTAGTGCAGTTGCAGCGCGCCGGCGTCGTTGGCTACGGGGGCGATGTCCCACGACTCGTAGTCGGGTAGTGGGCACCGGCGGGTGCCGTCAGTGTTGAGGATCCAAAACTCGACGAGCTCCATGGGTCACGCTCCGGCGTATTTGCGGCGGCCGGTGAGGCGCGCGGTGCCGGTGGCGCCGGCGGTTTGGCTGAATGTGCAGCGCGGCGTTGGGTCGCCGGGTTCGAGGACGAACCACCTCGGGTCGCCTCCGTGGTCGAGGCCGGTTCCGGGTTGGTAGCTAACGGTGAGGCCTCCGCCGGTGGTAATGGCCCATGTCCCGCAGTTGATCGACACCCATTGCGTGCCGGTGAGGACCGCGTTGTATGCAACGTAGATGCCGCTTGGACTGGTGAGTCGTGGGTTGGTGCAGATCCCGTCGAAGCGGACGGTCAGGTCGGACATGCGGGCGGTGGCGCCCTCGAAGGCGGCGACGTCCCAAACACCGGTGCCGGTTTTGCTGGCGGTCAGGGAGTCGACGTCTTCCCAGTAGGCCGCGGCGCAGATGAGGCTGACGGAGAACGTCGCGCGGGTGCCGCCGGCTTGTGAGGTTGGGTCGATGACGTCGAGTACTTGCCCGGTGATGGTGCGGCGGGTGCCGTCGGGTGCCTCGTCGACGAGGGTCACGGTGTCGGCGGTGAAGAGCCGGCGGAGTCGGTCGAGGTTGTCGAGGCAGAGCTCGCGCGAGTTGCCGTAGGCAGGGATTTCGCCGTCTTCGTTGGCTCCGACTACCCACAGGGGGAGGATCACGGTATTGCCGGCGTGGCGTTTCCCGGGGGTGAAGATGGCTCCGTCGCGGCCGGGGACGTCGAGGTTTTTGCCCTTGCGTGGTGGTGTGGTCATGCGCCCGGTGCGGCTGGCCACGTTGTAGGCGAGGGTGTCTAGGTTCACGCCGTTGGCGATCACGAGAACGCTCCCATCAGTTGCAGCGATCGCATGCGCCGGCCGACGGAGTCGCTCGCGGGTTCGGCCACGGGGTTGTAGACGTTCGTGACGTTGGTGATGGTCTTACTGCTCGCGTCGGTGCTGCCGAGGCTGGCCGGGCCGGTGCCGGCGCCGGTGAGCATTTCGCGGAGCCCGGCAAGTTGGGAGATGTCGGGGAGGCCGATCGCGGAATCCTGCAGCAGTCGGGTCTGCGCGGGGTCAATGATTTGGGCGGTGGCGCGGAGGCTGCCGAAGGTGATCGCTTTGAGGAACGGCAAGAATCGCGCGGCCGCGTCTTTGGGTACTACCCACTCGCCGGCGGTGGCGCGGATGATTTGGTTGTCACCGTCACCGGATCCGCCGACCATGCCGCCGGTAGCAAACCCGGGGATGTAGCTGGTCACGCTGGAGATCGCGGAGCTGGCCTTCGCGCGCAGGGAGTCGATCGCTGAGTTGAGTCGGTCGATCTGGCGTTGGATCCATGAAACAACACCGTCGATGGTGCGTTGGATCCCTCCCCAGATGTCGGCGACTTTTTGCCCTGCCCGGTCCCAGGCGCCGGCGAAGTCGGTACCGAGTACCCCGTCGACCATGCCGAGGATGTCTCGGATCGCGTTCGCTTTGTCGTTGGTGTTCCCGGTGATGATGTCCCAGGCGTCACCGACGGTGCGTTTCGTGGTCTCGAAGGCGTCCCAGAATGTTGACTTGATTTTCTCGCCGAGGTCGCGGGTTTTCGCGTCTAGCCCATCGCTGAACTCTTGCGATTTTTGCGTTACGGCGTCCCAGGCGCCGGAGACTTTGTCTTTGCACCAGTCCATAGCTGCGCCGAGCGCGCCTTTGACGAGCTCAAATCCGGCGTAAATGGCGGCTCCGAGGTCGGGGGCACCGAATAGGCCACCTAGCCAACCCCACAGGGCTTGTGCCCCGTCCCATATCCAACCAAAGAATGCGCCGATCCATTGTTTGACGGTGTCCCAGTGGGTGATGATTTCGTAGATGGCGAAGGCGACGGCGGCGATCGCGAGGATGACGAGGCCCACGGGGGAGAGCAGGGCGAGGAAGAGGAACGCGGCCGCTTCGAGGAGCGGTACGAGCAGGGTCAGGGCTGCGCCGATCGCACCAAACCAGCCGGCGACGAGGCCGAGGGCCGCGGCCGCGCCGGCGAGGGTTAGGACGAAGCCGATCACGGGCCCTAGGCCGGGTATGGACAGGATCCACGCTAGGGCGGTGGCTATGCCGTTCAGGACGGCGAGGAAGCCGACGAGGGCCCCTCCGCCTAGCGAGGTGATGATGTCGGCGAGATGGGTGGCCAGGTCAACGAGTTGCGGGCCGACGCCGGTCTGCAGGGTGCTGATGAGTCGCTCGATCGCGGGGAGGAGCTCGGTGCGGATTTTCGCGATCAGTGGGGCGAGGTCTTCGTTTTGACCGATCCGCACGATGGTGAGGACTAGGTCGTTGAATAGGCGGCCGAGCTCCTGCACCGCGGGAACGATCGACATAAAGTAATCGTGCAGCTTCGTTTGACCGTCGACGCTGCCAGTAAACTCGCGGAGCTTGCGGGTGGCTGCCTCGAAGCTGTTTAGCAGGATTTGTCCGGCGGGTTCGGCGGCTTTGCCGATGTTCCACAGTGAGACGAATAGGTTACCGAGGATTCGGAGGAGCTGCTCGATAACGTTTCCGGCTTTGTCGAAGAATGCACCCATTTCACCGGAGGTGCGTTTCGCTTCGAGGAATGCCTTAGCGGTTTCGGATCCCTTGAGGATTAGATTTGTGAGGCGTTCGGCGAGTGGCAGCGCGGTTACCCATACGTTGCGCAGCGCGTCGGCCCAGTTAAGCGCGGCGTCGCCGGCGGTAGTGATCATCCGGTTATTGCTGTCGAGGATGGTGGCGAAGTCTCGGGTCCAGGGCCCGGAGCTGACCATGTTCGCGCCCTTGATCGCGACGTCGCCGAGGCGGTCTGCGGTGTCGCCGAGCTTGGAGGCGAAGAGGTCGGTCAGGGGGAGCAGGGTGCGGATCGCGGTCTCGAACTTCGGCAGGGCCCGCTCTTGGACGGCGTCGCGGATCCGGTGCAGCGCCGGGATGACTTCGTTGTTCAGGAAGAGCGCGAAGCGTTGCGCGGCGGGTGAGGCTTTGTCGAAGGCGTCTGCTGCGCCACCACCAGCGGCGTCCGCGGCCGCGCCGGCGTCGCGGTAGGCCTGCGCTAGCTCCCTGCTGGCGTCGGTGACGGCGCGTTGAGCGTCGGCGTTGGCCCAGTCGGTCTGTTGGATGGTTTGGGAAAGCTGGATTTGAGCGTCTTCGATCGAGCGGGCGGCGTCTTTCCGGGCTTGGGTGAGGGCTGCCTCGGCGTCGCCGACGTTCTGCGTCGCGTCAGCTACCCGGGCGTGGGCGTCGATGACGGCTTGATCGCCTTCGATGCCGGTCTTCGCTGCCTGCTCGGCTTGCGTGGCGAGCTGCGCGTTGCGGTGCTGGACTTCGATCAGGGCTTCGTCGGCTTGCTTGACGGCGAGCTGTGCCTCTTGCAGGTCTAGGCCGCTGCCGCCGGCGCGCTGTACTCGGATGAGCTCTTCGCGGGCCCGCTTCGTGCGGATCGTGGCCGCTTCCTCGTCGAGCATCCCGCCGTTGACGGCGTCTTGGAGGTCGATGAGGCGTTGCCGGGCTTCGTCGCGGGTGCGGTTGAGGTCGGTCTGCGCGGCGTCGGCGGCTTTGACGGCGTCGGTGTAGGACCGCTCGGCGGAGGCCACTTGCTGCGCGGCCGCGCTGATGGCGTCGGCGAGGGAACGTTCGGCCGCTTTGACCTGCTGGTCGCCGGTAATGGCGGTGCGGTTGCGTTGCTCGATCGCGCGTTCGACGGTGCGTTGCGCGGCCGCGATCCGGTCGGCGCTGGCCTGCGCGGCTTTCGCGGTGCTGGCTGCGCTACTCCCCCCTCCTCCTCCGCTTTGTTTGGCCTGCAGCGCTTTGAGGGCCTTGCCCACCCCGGACAGGGCGATCGCGGCGACTCCGACGCCTTGAGCTAGTGCGCCGGCCATGGCGAGGACACCGGCTAGCCCAGCGATGGCGGGTGCGGCCGCGGAGGCTACGGAGAGGAGCCCGCCGGCGAGTGCGGCGACGGCACCGATGACAGGCCCGATGAGCGCGGCCGCGCCGGCGACGACACCGACGATGGTGCCTAGGGTCTTGAGTTTCGATGTGTCGACGTCGACTTTGATTTTCGGGCGCTTGCGGTCGACCTGATCGGCGTCGCGGGAGACCGCGGCCAGCTTCGCCCGGGCCGAGGCAGTATCGGCGTCGACGTTGAGCTTCGCGTCGCGCAGACCAGCGATGGTCGCCTTGAGCCGTTCGACTTTCGCTTCGGCTTTGACGATGTTCGCGTCGACTTCGGCGCTCGTCGGTTGCGTACGGAGCTGGGAGAGCTCCCCCTCGACGGCATGGAGCTCGGCGCGGGCCCGTGCTGCGTCGGCGTCGATCTGCAGCTTCGTGACGCGGAAGCCGGCGAGGTCGGTTTTGAGTTGCCGGATCTCGGTCTTCGCGCGGGTGGCGTCGACGTCGAGGGTGCTTTTGACCTTGATCTTTGAGAGCTCGCGGACGGATCCGAGGAGGCTCTTGACGTCCTTATCGGCAGCTTTGGAGCTGTCCCCTACTCCGCGGAGACCCTTCGCGGTGTCGTTGGATTGCTTCTCGACGTTGCCGAGCTCGGTATCGGTGTCGTGGGCTGCGGAGCGGGTCTCTTTCAGGGCGTCGGCGGATCGTTTCGCTTCGCGGCGGAGGTTCGCGAAGTCGGCGATCGCCCGGAAGATCGCTTCGCCGGCGTTAGCTGCCACTGGTCAGCCTCGGATGCGTGTCCGTGAGGAGACGGGCATGAGGGCAGCGACTTGCGCCATGGTGGGGAGCTCTCGTTTGCGTTCGGATTTGGGCAGGAAGTGGACTTCGGCGGCCGCGGCCGCGGGCTGGCCTTTCTTCGCGTGCCCTGATGAGGCCCACATGCTCTGCACGAGGTAGCGGGTTTGCAGTTCGAGGCTGCGTAGGTGGGTACGGTGGTCTTCCCGCTGCCGGGCGAGGACGACGTCGCGTATTTGCCTGACTCGGCGGAGCGGCAGGTTGAGGATCTGCTCGTCGGTCCACCCGTACTCCCTGCTAATCAGGTCGAACGTGCGCGCCCACGGCCGACGGGCCCAGTCGGCGGCTACTTCGGAGGAGTCCCCTTCCGGGTGAGTACCTGTGCGAAGCCGAAGAGCTGCCGTGCTTTTCCCACCAGTGCGGAGAGGTCGTCTTTTTCTTGTGCGACGACGGCGCCGAGGATGTCCATCGTGACGTCGATCGGGGGGTTGCCCATGAGCTCGCCGAGGGCTTGCCGGTCGTCTTTGTTCCGGGCTTCGACGAGGGCGGCGAGGAGGTCGAGGAGCTCGTCGGGTGCGTCGGGGATCGCGGTGATGAGCAGCGCGAGGACGGTTTGAGTCAGTTCCTCTTTGTCGGCGGAGAGGTCGACGGCTGCGATGCCGGCGCCCATGCCGACGGTGAGGACGCGGATCGCGAGGAGGAGCTCGCGGGTTTGTAGCCGGCGGATGCGGACGGGCATCCCGGCGATGTCGATCAGCGCGGGGTCGGGCATGATCACCGCGAGGTCAGGGTCAGCGGTCGCTGACTCAGCGGGAGGAGCCGCTGACCCTGCCTCGTTTACTGCGGCGGTGTTTTCTTGTGAGCCGGGGACCGCGGCCACGGTGCGTGGCTTGCGGGTGGCGCCTACCTTACGGACTGTGGCGGTCATGCCGCTCTCCTAGATTGTCGTGGGCTCGATCCTGGTGGCGGATCTATAACCCGTCAGGCTGCCGGCCGCGAGAGCAGGACGCCGACGCGTTTGCGGTTCGGGTTGTCTGCCCACGGTGCGCCGGTCTCGTCGCGGTCGGTGAGGAGCGCGCGGCCGTTGTAATTGACTTTCAGGCCGTCTTTGTACTTCGGGCCGTCGAAGGTGATCGGTGCGAATTGGACCTTCGCGAGGCCGAAGACGAACTCGCGGACGTTGCCGAGAGAGTCTTTCGACGGGACGACGATGATCATGGGTCGGGGCGGTGTGTTGAACGAGGCCTCGGTCCACAGGGGCATGGAGTACGTGGTGTCGGCGAGGCCTCCGGTGCCGGGTGTGGTCGTTGCTACGGCCACGGTCCCGCCGGTCAGGCCGGCGTTGTTAATGACGAGGACGGGGACGTTGCCGCGGTTGAGGTCGAAGGTCACGACCACGGGGGTTGTGTTGATCGGCCCGCCGGTGACGGTGATGTCGGCCGGGTCGAGGTTGGCCAGTCCGCCTAGGGCAGTGCGGATCTGCGCTGCGCTGGCGTTCCACGGGATGCCGGCTGCGGTCTCACCGTCGAAGGTGGCAGTAAACGCGCCGGCGGTGGGCGGGCCAGTCGAGGTGAGGGTTTGTACTTCGGAGGTGCCGCCGGCTTCGGTGACCTCTTCGCCGGTGAGGTTGGCTACCAGCGGGAATGAGAGGTAGCCGGCTTGGACGGAGACGTTCGCGCCCTTGAGCCAGTTCCACACGGAGAGCTCGACGTCGTCGCCTTCGTTGACGTATGAGTCGGTGTCGGGGTCGAGGCTGGCATCGTTCACGCCGTAGATGTCCCAGCCGTCGAGATCGGTGCGGACGAGGGCTTCCTCGAAGGTTTCGGAACCGTCGAGGATCTGCGCGTGGGAGATTGAGAAGCCTTCGAGGATCTGAGTGGGTGCGGTCATGCGGGCCTCCTGCCGGGGCGTAACGACGCTGTCGTCTAGCCGGGGAGTGTGGCCGTCCGGGGGTTGGTAGATCTATTAGCTGCGGTGCTGGCGCCGGTTCGGGTCATACGGTGCTGACTCGACGAGCTCGCCGGCGAGGTCGTATCGGTGAAGCTGTCTGCAGTTGCGGCAGGCGACCTCGATCAGGTTCGAGGTGCGGTCGATGACGACGTCGGGGTCACGATGTAGGCGCATGAATAGTCGGGAGCGGTTGATCGGACACCGGACGTCGATGATGGTCACGATTCAACGGCCGGGCGCCAGTTCCTCGACTCCGCGGGGAGGCGAACATCGGGGCGACTTTCGATGATGGTGGCGCCGGCGTCGAGACTGCCGGTGGCTATCCAGTGGGCGACGTGGAGGAGCTCTTCCGGGGTGTGGTCGACGATGCCTTCGATGTCTTGGAGCGCGGCGAAGACACGGAAACGGGCGCGCTGGTCGTCGTCAAGCTCGTCGAGGTGGTGGCTCATCAGAAGCGGGCCTTCCGTCTGGCGCTCTTACGCGCGGGGAGTCTGCGGTACCGGGTGCCCTTGCCGCCGGTGGTGGCGTGCGCTTTCTTGTGCGCGTACCGGCGGAGTCGAGGGTTGGCAAAGAAGAGGCGCCATTGCGCTTTGCTCTTAAAGCCGGTGGCTCGTTTGCCCACGGTGTGCCTCCTACCCGGTGAGGAGCGCGACGTTGAGTGCGTACGTCGCGGTGACGATGGCTGCGTCTCCTAGTGGTGTACCCCGTCTGGTGCCCCCTTCGAGGACGGCGGGGGAGAGCCATTGCGTCGAGGTGTTGACGAGCAGCCCGGGGTTGGATCCAATGCGTCCCCAGATTTGGCCGCGGCGTGGGTTGTGTAGGAGGCGGTGCACTGCCCGCCAGAGCGCGCGGGCGTTGGTTGCTCGGTCGGTGCGGGCGATGTCGCCGGTGTCGTCGCGGGTGCAGTCGGCCCAGCAGTCGACAACGAGGGTGGGGAACTCGGCGCTGGCGCCTTCGTAGGTGTCTGAGTTTGACCATGAGGGCCCGCGGGTGAGGACTACCGCACGGAGGCCCATGGGTTGGACGGGCTCTTCGAGGCGGTCGGTGTAGACGCGGGTGGCGACGTAGCCTGCGACAGTCTCGTCGGCCAGCAGGCGCCGGCGTGCGGCGGGTTCGAGCTCCATCAGAGGAACCTGCCGACCGCTGCGTCGATGCCGTCGAGGAGGGCCCGTTCGTAGTCGTCGCGGGATTGAGCGAAGGCGACGGTCAGCCAGGCGTGGTCGTGGCCGCGTTGGTGCTCGTAGATGGCGTAGTCGACGACTCGGTCCCGCTTATAGCCGGGGACGCTGACCGTTTGGCCGCCGTAGGTGACGTCGCCGAGGACGCGGTTATGGCCGTCGCGTTCGGTGTGGTACCTGCCGGTGGTGCGTAGGGCGTTGGTGATGACGTGCACGGTCTCCTGTGAGTGGCCGTAGAACCGTTCTGTGGCGCGGTCCCACTCGCGCAGGACTTCGTCGGAGGCGTCGAGGTTTTCTAGGCCTTCGATCCATTCGTCGAACTTCACGGGCACGCGGATCCGGCTTCTGGTCATCAGTCACCCTCTAGCGTGCTGCGAATGTTGCGGGTCGTGATGAGTTTCGCCGCTTCGATGATGCCGAGCTGGCCGACCCATTCGACGTCGTCGGTCGCCGAGATCGAGATACCGACCTCGGAGGTTTCCATGTCTTTGACCTTCGCGATCAGGATGGCGCCGGTGACGACGTCGGCGCGGTCGAGGTCGAGGGCGGCGATGAGCTCGGCGATCTCCTCGGGTGTCACGGTGAGGTGTCCGCGTCGAGGATCTGCTCGATCGAGAGGACCATGCCGCCGGCGGTGCCGGTGCGTTGGCTGGTGATCGTCCAGCGTTCGCGGTTGTGGTCCCAGACAGACGCGGTCGTTTCGAGCTCGGTTTCGGGTTTGGGAATGGTGATCGTCGCGGTGCGGGTGGCCACTCCTGACGCGTCGTCGTTTTCGGTGGCGACGATGTCTGACCAGACGGCGGGCCCGTCGTACAGGGTTGACCAGCCGTACTCGGCGACTCCGTCGTCATCGGTGCCGGTTTTGACGCGGTGCCGGACGACGACGCGGCCGCTGATTTGTTCGATGGTTTCGATCGGGACGTCGACGGCCGGTGTGCATGGCGCGCATTCGACGCCGGTGGCGGAGAGGACCACGCGGACTCCGCTGGTCGAGGGGCAGCAGGTTCGGCCGTCGAGGGCTACTCGGACCATCGGTCACCTCCCGGCGGTTGTTCAGCAGTAGCGGGCCTGCCCGTGGCGCGACCCCTAACAGGCCCGCTACTGCACGTCCCCCTGTCCACCACGAACGGCGGGACGGTCTTTAGTTACGCGCCTAGCTTGAGCTGGCCGAGCAGGTGCGCGTTGGGCATGGTCGGGAAGGCGACTGCTACTGCCTTCGACCACTCACCGGGAGGCTCGTCGGTGCCGTAGGTCGAGGCCCAGATGCCGGCAGCCATTTGCTGATAGGGGGTGCCGATCAGCGCGCGGGACTCGGCGGTCGGGCCCCAGAGTGTGTTCCCGACTGGCATGCCGGGGAGCAGGACGCCGGCGTTCTGCCGCATGGGCCTGACCTGAGTCACGCTGCCATCGGCAGCTTCCGCGCCTACGTTGACGTCATAGGTTTGGATCCGGGGCAGGTCATAGCGGTCCATTGTGGCTTGCACTTCACCGGGCATCATGGGCCGGTCGGGTGCAGTGGTCTGGTAGGTCCACCCCTTAATTTGGTCGTTGGTGAGCAGGTAGTTCGCGTACTTCCGCGAGGTCAGCAGGGTTTGCGGCCGCTGCCCGGTCTCGTCTTGGATCTTCTGACAGATCGTCATTAGGTCTGTCAGGGGTGTGGCGTTGTCGACGTCGGACCATGCGGGCCCGTAGTCAGCGGCGACCGAGGTGCCGGCGCCGTCGGTTTGGGCGACGAGGTCGATTTGATACTCGTCGTTGATACCGAAGTCGAAGCGGATCTTGATCCCACCCTCGTCGTAGACGACGGCGTCTTCGGAGAGGGCTTGCATGCGGAGCCACTCGACGCGGGCTTGGATCGAGGCGACGAGATTGGAGATCCCTCCGAGGACGCCACGCAGCGCGGTCTGCTGGTCGGCGGTACCGGTGCGGGGGGTGAGAAAGCGGATGATCTCTTTCTCAGAGATTCGCCGCTTCCGCTTGATCGGGGGCAGTTCACCCATCACGCGCTGACCTTGTGCCTCACGGCCAGCGATGGGGGCTTCGGCGTCCCACCCGATGACGTGAGCCATGACCGGGATGTTCTGTGCCCCGATGATGTACTGATACTCGACGTCGTCGTGCATTTGGTTCGGTAGCCACGTCGCACCCTGGTACGCGGGGAGCGGGAGGAGCGCGCGGACGTAGGGCAGGAGCAGCGGCGGGGTGAGCTCTTCGAGCTGCCAAATGTTCACTGGAAGATCACCCTTCCGCCCATGTCGGTCTTAAAGGCCGAGTCGACGCCGGTGCAGCGGGCTTCGAGTACTGACCCGTGGATGAGCATGCCGGCGAGGGTGTCTCCCCACTGGACGTCGATATCGCCGGGGAAGAGGAACCCCGTGCCGACCTCACGGCCGTCTGCTGCGCCGGGGTTCGCTCCGCCGGCGGTAGTGGTGGCGATGACGACGTCAGGAGAGGTGCCGCCACCTAGAGCGCCGGCGTTCTTTGTCATCGCGGCGACGTCGGTGCCGATGTACTGACCCTTGAAAGTCACGACCAGCGCGGAGCCAGGAAGCGGCCCGCCGGTGACGAGGACGTCGCCGGGGTTGATGTTGCTGAGTCCTTCGAGGAGGGCCTGTGCCTGCGCTGCAGTCGCGTTGAACGGGATGGTTGCCGTTTGGCCAGCGAAGGTGAGCGCGAACGTTCCCGAAGTCGGCCCGCCGGTGACGGTGACGGACTGCACTTCGTTGGTTTGCGGGAGGTAGGGCCCGTACTTGCCGGAGACGGTGATCTTGCCGATCGCGGTGCCACCTCGGAGGATCCGCTGCCCCTTCGAGTTGGCGGGCACGGTCGTGTAGTCGATCGTGATACCGCCTTGCTTGACCATGAAATGCTCTGAGGCAAGCCAGTCGACGGACGGATCGAGGTCCGTTGAGACGGTCCGTAGCCCGGGGGAGTAACCACCCCCAAACTGTGCCGGTGCTGTCATGTCCTGCTCCTATTCGTGGCGGCTACTTCGCGGCCGGGGTCGTTTCCCATCCGCGCTGTGTGTTCTCTTCCGCTGCCCACGCGCTCATTTGGCCTGCCTTCGCGCGTACCCGGGTGGCGTCGGTCTGACTGACCGGTTGGCCTCCGACGGGGATACCGACCGAGGCGGGTACGAATCCGGCGGGCTGAGCTCCGTCTTCGCGTAGTGCGCCTCGGCTGCGCAGTGACCGGATCATTTGCTCTTCGTAGGTGCGTCGGAGGGTCGTGATCCGTTGGGCGACCTGCCCTGCCACGTCGCGGCCGGCTTGGTCGGGTGTGAAGCCGCGGGCGAGCATCCCGGGGATCATCGCTGCGGCGAGGTCGGCGGCGACTGCCTGCTCGTCGACGGAGCCGAAGACGATCTGGCCGGCGGTGTACTCCCGTGCCGCCATCCGGGCCTCTCTGAGGTCACCGTCTGACGGTCCGGTCGGTGCTGGCGCCGGTGGTGGGTACTGCTGCGGTTGCCCTTGCTGCGGTTGCCCTTGCGGTTGCTGGCCGTGGGCCTGCTGGTACTGCGGGTTACGCATGGCGTTGATCTGCCGGTCGACCGTCGACTGCACTTGCCGGGCGATGAGGTCTGCGATCGCGTTCGCGTCGAGGCCCTGCGCCGGCGGCTGGCCGACCTGCCCTTGCTGGCCGTAGAGGAACTGGCCGGGCTGCCCTTGCGGGCCGACCTGCCCTTGCTGCGGTGCGACGTCGAGCAACCCTGACCACGGGTTAACGGACTGCTGTCCGGGCTGGCCGGGTTGCAGTAGTCCACCCTGTATCTGCTGGCCTTGCTGGTCAGCGGGAGTGCCGGGTACTGGCTGGCCTACTTGCTGCGGTGCGGCCGGTAGTTGGGCCGGTAGTTGCTGCGGTTGGCCTCCGGTGTTGCCCTGCTGCCCGTTGTTCGGTTGCTGCGGTGTGGGTTGGGTCATGTCGCGCCTTCCGTCTGGCGCGCTCTTCGGCTCCGTCTGCCTCTCGTCCGTTCCGCCCGTGGGCAGGTTGCCCCGTTCGGCCCGGCGACATCCGGCGATCGCGCGCCTCTCATGGGGGCGGATCATCCGGGTTTCGCGCTGGCGGTGACCATCGCCGGGGTGATCACGGCGGTTTCGGGTCTTACAGCCCGGTAACGCCGGCGTGATGTCGGACGATAGGCCGGGTATGACCGGAGAAACGTTGTTCGCGCGGGTGGTGTGGCCTGCTGGAGTGGTGGCGTTTGTCGTCGCCGGCGTCGCCGCGGCGGGCCTCATGGAGCTGTGGCACCCGTTGGGTTACCTCTTCTGGCTGTTCGCTCCGGGTGTGTTCGTCGTCGCTGCCCGCTATTTCGGGTCTGGTCAGATCACGGACTATCGGTGTGAGCAGTGCCGTTATCGGGTGCGTAATCACGCTCGGATCTGTCACCGGTGTGGCTCTTCGGTCGTTTGACCGGGCGGAGCGCGCCGGGCCCCGGATTCGGGGGGGATAGTCGGGGCCCGGCGCGAGGGGTCCGTCGACGAGGGGGAGGTACCGACGGGCCCGTCTTTGAGCATAGACGGAGGCCCGCGTTTCCTGCCTCCCCTGACGGGGCAGTTGCCCGGGCCTCCCGTTGGCTGATGTTAGTGCCGGAGCGCGGATTTGACCCATCCTGCGAGGTCGTCCCAGCCTTCGGCGGCGAGTACGAGGGCCCAGACGGTGGCAGTGGTTTCGGCGTCGAGGTCGGTGTCGCGGATGGCGGTTGCCGCTTCGTCGCGGTAGGCGCGCAGCGCGTGGTTTGGTGAGTTATGCACATGATCGTCTCTGACGATGACGAGCGCGCCGGGGTTCATAGGAGCAGCACCACGAGGATGACGCCTAGGGCGACGAGCCGCCAGGAGTGCCGGCGGTGCAGCAGGATCCGCTGCGTCTGGCGGTCGAGGGTGGTGGCGGGGTGTCCGGCGGGGACCATGAACGCGAAGGGCTGGCCATGGCGTGCGGCGACGGCGGGGTCGAGGGTGGCCAGGAGGTACGTGTCGTCGCTGACGATGTCGCCGACTCGGAGATTCTGATCGGTGCGGATGGCTCCGAACATGGTGGATTCGCGGCGGGTGCGGTCGGCGGTGATGGCTTCGTCGAGGTCGGCGACGTGGGCTGCGAGGTCGGGGTCGAGGGTGCCGGTACGTAGTTGCCGGTCGAGCTCGACGGGGTCGTCGAGGTAGCGGTTCAGCGCGTCTAGGTACTTCTGATCGGGTTGGCCGAGGATCGAGTCGAGCTCGTCGGTGTAGTCACCGCGGGCGACGTAACCTCGGCGCTCATAGGTGGCTTCGTGGGGGCCGGGGATCATTCTGGCGCCGACGCCGGCGGGGCCCTTGCGTCGTTCGGCGAGTGGCCGGCGCATGATTTCGAGGTTGGCTTCGTCGCGGTGGCCGGTGAGGAATCCGTCGAGGTAGGGGATGATCACGGACCTGCACCAGCGGTGGAATGGTGGGTGATCGAAGTCGCCTACGAGGGTGCGGAAGGGGTCGGCCAGCTCGCGGATCTGCCCAGCGCAGTCGAGGCAGATCATGGTTGTGGCGGGGTCGATCTGCGCGAGTAGTTGCTTCCGCAGCAGGGGGACTCTAAGAGGCTGCGGCGGCACGAGACCAACCCTGATAGCCGGCGAGGAGTAGGCCGTTGACGACGGCGACGGATCCGGCGCGGGCCTCTTCGACGCAGCGGGAGCGCAGTGTCCAGAGCACTCCGCGGCCGGGTGCGCCGGCGAGTCGGACGGGGTCTTCGGAGCACCAGCGGCGGGCGAGGTCGGCGGGTGTCTCTTCGGGGTGTACTGCCCAGACGCGGGCTTGCTCCGTCATTCGGCCGGCGGTGATGCCGACCTCGACGGCGACCCGGGCGCAGGCGGTGGCGTAGTAGCGGGCTTCGAGGTCGGGGGCGATGGTTTCGGCTGCGAGGACGCCGGCGCCGGCGACGGGTATGGCGTGGGGCCCCACGGTCTGTTGGCAGGTGCGGAGCTGGCGGGCGATGACGGGGAGGGTTTCGCCGCGGGTGATGGCGAGGAGCTGGGAGATCGCGGGGCCGGCGATGGTGAGGATCTGCTCGGGTGTGGGTAGGAGCTTCGGCACTGCTCGGCGGAGCGCGGTGCGGGTGCTGGCGCCGGCGGCGAGGGTGCGTTCGGTCAGGGATACGGCGACGCCTCGGAGCCCGGACTCTATGACGGCGGCCGCGCGGTGCTCTTCGACGAGCAAGGCATCCATGAGGGCTTTGCTGGCGTCGGCGACGTCGCGGCCGGCGGAGGGGCGGCCGCCACTCATCGGGCGGGCCGGAGGTGGGTGGGGTTGTTCACGACGCCTCCGACGGTGCCGGGTGGTGTGTTGGTGCCGCCGACGACTCCGCTTGCGGGTGAGGGTGCTCCGCCGAAGCGGCCGCCGTCGATGCCGCCGAATGCTGCCTGCTGCGCTTGCTGGTCGCGTTGGCTTTGTGCGTCGATTTCGCCGGTGATGGTGGTGATCTCGGTGTTGGTGTATCCGCGTAGCCGGAGGGCCTCTTCTCGAGAAATTAGGTTCGCGGTGAAGTCGTCTCGGATCTGTGCTGCGTCGACGACTCCGCCGGCGCCGGTGCGGATCTCCGCTGAACGTTGCGGGTAGACCTTGAGTGGGTCGATTTTCAGGGCCTCGACGACGGCGGTCACGCGGTCGAGCTGGTCGGCGCCGGCTGTCCAGTGGGCCTGACAGTCGAGGATGATGTTGACGAGGGCAAGCCAGTCGCGGACGAGTTGGTTGCGTAGGACGTCGAAGGTCGATTCGGTGCGGGTGTTGAGGATCTCCAGCGCGTAGCCGGTGACGGCGCCGAGGCCTTGCAGGGTGGACTGGTCGACGCGGGCGAGTCCGAATGTGCCGTAGAGGGCGTCGAGGAGCACGGTCCGCTGATGTTCTATCAGCGCGGTATCAGTGGGGAGTACTACCGGGAAGGCTGCGGTGCCTCCGGGGAAGGTGAGCACGTCGGCCACGTCTTTGTGGATCTTGCCCTCGGCTTGAGCTTTCATCATGGCTTGATCGCCGACGACGACGAGGGTGGCGTGCGCGTTGTGGGCTGCCGCGAGGAATCCGCGCTGCAGGAGGGAGTCGAGGCGGTCAGCGGTTCGCATGGCTCGGGTGCTGACGACGGACTCTCCGCGCTCGACGCGCAGACCCTTACGCGATCCGCGTAACAGTCCCCACGGGACGAAAGGCACGCCGAGGGGGAGGCGGTCGAGGAGGATGTCCTCGTCTTGCCCGGGGCGTTCTTCCCACCATGTTTCGACGCATTGCACCGTGACCGGGCCCGCTTCGGGGGTGCCGTCCGGGCCGGGGTACCAGTAGGCCTCGACGCGCCATTCGCGGCGGATGGTGACCTGCCGGGGGTTACCGTCGTCGCCGGGGAGCCAGTGCGTCTCCCAGAGCGCGACGAACTCGGGACGGTCGGATCGCTCGCGGGTGAAATCCATGCGGACGGAGTCGCTCGGGTAGAAGTCGAGCCAGCAGTTGCCGAGGGCGACGTCGAAGCGGACGCGTACGGGGCAGTCCATCGCGAGGAGGGCTTCGCGGGTGACGCGTTCTACTGAGAGCTCGTCGTCGTCGGCGGTGCCGGAGAGCTCGGGGGATGAATCGAGACACCGGTCGATGACGTCCTGCACGGCTTTGTCTTTCGCTTCGACGGCGAAGTCGGTTACGAGCCGGTGAGTGAGGTAGTCGACGGAGTCTTCGATCTCCGACGAGTAGGCATGGAGGCGGAGGTGCTCGGGGAGTCGGCCGGAGGCGATGGCCCGGGCGAGCATCTTCTCGCCGGCGCGGGACTGTTCGACGGTGAGCCCGGCGAGGCACGCGGTGTTGTCGGCGTCGAGTTGGGTGCCGGCGTAGTAGGCGCGGCGGGCGGCGACCTGATCGCGTCGGACGAGCTCGGCTGCCTGCCGGAAGTCGCCTTCGCTGGCGTAAGTGGCCGTGGCGAGGGGTGTGGAGACCCTCATGCCGATTTGGCCGGGTTCGTTGTATCCGAGGTCAGGGCTGGTCATGCCGTGATATTGCCCTACGGCGGTCACTGTGTGCGTCCGCTGGTCACTGCGGCGCGGAACTCGCTCATCCCGCCACCAGCCATCCGCAGCCCGTACCAGAGGTGCCAGAGCGCCATAACTGTGTCGTCGTGTTCTCCGACGCCTTGCAGTTTGCCGTCGACGTAGCCGAACGCTGCGAGCTCGATCAGCAGGTTTTCGATCTCACCGACTCGGGTGCCGTTGCTGCGGTAGGGGAACGACCAGCGGCGGGCAGAGAAGTCGATGAGGAGTGCGGGGACTCCGATATGTAGTGATTGCTTCTCTTCGCCGGCGCGGTGGCGTAGGACCGGGACGTCGGAGTATGCCTCGACAGTTTGGGCCCAGATGACCTGTGCAGCGTCGGCTTCGATGACGACGAAGTCATCATGGAAGAGGGCCCACTGCTGCGCGATGAGCTCGCACTGCTCGGCGAAGGTTTTGCCTTCCCACCTGTGAATATCGAGGACGCGTTTGCGGCCGGTGTGCAGGTCGAGCTCTCCGGTGATTTTGACGAGGAAGTCGCCTCCGACTTTCTCCGACCATGCGAGGTCCCACGCGGAGACGACTACGAGGCGGTGTTCGAGCCCGTTGGGTTTGAGGTAGTGAGGGAGGCAGCCGCGGGCCGGGTCGAGCATCGGTCGCATGAGGCGCCGGGGGAAGAGCGACGACTCGTCGGATCGGGCGCTCGTGAGCAGCTCACGGTCGTACAGGATCGGGCCGAGCTCTTTGCGCTTCGCGTTTAGGCATGCGGTGTTTTTCTCGCAGGTCTTGCAGGGGAGCTCTCGTTTGATTTCGGGTCGGAGCTCGGGGGGTGCCTCTTCGACTTTGTCGATGCACACCTGCAGCGCAATGGCTGGCCAGCGGGTCTGCCAGAGGGATACGCGGGTGTTGACCTCGGCGACGGTCGGTGCGTCGTTCTCTTCGAGTGGGTCTTCGTCGAGGACGACGGACCGGCCGAGCACCATGGGTCAGCGCCAGCCGATCGGCGCGAAGAGCCATCCGTCGTCGATGAGTCGGTCGAGGCTGTTCTCGGTGATGGGCAGGCTGCCGTTGTACCGCCGTACGCACCACGAGCAGACCTGCCCGGCGTGCGGGTGCAGGCCATGCACGGTGATCTCTTTGTAGGCGTCGAGACAGTCTCCGAAGGCGTCGTCGCTGATCTCTTCGCTGCGCCGGGGGCAGTACCAGTAGAGGTGATCGGC